AATCATACAAAGATGCTCAAAAAGAAGTTGAAAGACTACAAAGAGGTGGTTCGATGGGTGGACAGATGACTGCATATTATGTAACTGATAAAAATATGAATCCTCTAAAAGAATCAGTAAACGAAGGTAAAGTACACTTTGAAAAGAAATTAAAAAATGGTAACATCTTTCAAGTAATCGATAGAGATATGAAAGGTATGAGAAGGCCTGAAAAAGAAGATAAGTTTCTTATGCAGATTGTAGATAAAAAAGGTAAGGTAGTTAAACACATTGGTTCACACCCATCACTAAGTGGAGCTAAAAAGTATTCCAACTCATTAAACGAAGATTGTTGGAATGGTTACAAGCAAGTTGGTGGTAAGATGAAGAATGGTAAGATGGTGCCTAATTGTGTTCCTGAAGGACTCAAAGAAAGTGTGATGAGTGATATCAATATGATGTCAAAGCAAGCTAAGACTTTAGATGACTTTTTAAAGAAATTCTTTAAAGAGTATGGAAAGCAAATCAAGAAAAGCTCTGACACTATCAGTTGGGCAACTGATTTATATAATGGTGTAAATGAAGCAAAGCTTGGTGACATAAAGAAAGCTGTAAGAAACAGACCCAATCCATATTCACTTGTAATATCAAGAAACGGAAAAGTTATTGACCAAGTACACATTCAAAACCCAAATGAAGCACCGGCTATGTTTAGAGTATTGAAGAAAAAACACCCAAATGATTTAGTAGCACTCGAAGATAGTTCAGGAAGAATACTATTTACCGAGTATGTACAAGAATATGATGTTGATACAATTGAAGAAGCTAAAGACTTTGTAAACTTTATGAAAGAATATAAAAGTGATATTAACGAAGCAGAATACCAAGGTAGGGATGTTAAGTTAGGTAAGCCAATGCAGGGTGATGTTAAAAAGTTTAAAGTATATGTTAAGAATCCAAAGGGTAATGTTGTAAAAGTAAACTTTGGACACGGTGGGTCTTCAGCTAAAGGTAAAACAATGTCAATTAGAAAAAATAATCCTGATGCAAGAAAAGCTTTTAGAGCTAGACATAATTGTGATAATCCAGGACCAAGACATAAGGCTAGATACTGGTCTTGTAGAAAATGGTAATCTACATTCATTAAATTATTTTTAATATTTATATACAAACAAAACAGTTATGAAAGTTATACATACGTTCATCTCACATGATGACACTAAGATTACTGAGGTATCTTTACTTACTCAAGTATTAAGCGCACTCAGTTGGAAACACCACAACCCCTCAGATACATTGTGGTTGTACACAAACACTAAAACACTTAGTGAATATAAAAGTTATGGTATAGATAAGTTATACGATAAAATAGATACTGATGTATTAGACAGATACCCATCTAATATTAATAATAAAGTATTTTGGGCAACCCCTAAGTTATGGGTAATGAAAAATCAAACAACACCATTTGTTAATTTAGATCCTGATTTTGTATTTCATAAAAAATTACAAATGATAGACGCCTCTGTTGTGTTTTTACATCAAGAAAATCCAACCACATATCCATTTCCAACTAAATTAGAACATTCTGATGATTTTAAATGGAGTGAAATTGAGTTGAGTGGATTTCTAAATTCACTACCAGTAAATACAGCATTATCAATATGGACAGATGTTTCATTCTTACAGAAATACCTTGACCGATATTTTGAATTCGTAACAAATAATGACGGTAGAATGACGTTGACAGAAGATGAGGTCAGATATACACATAAAAATGGAGCTCAGTTAACATCAGAACAATGGCTACTATCAGCTATGATTTTATTAGAACAACAAACAAATGAAAACTTCAGCTCTAAATCACTGTTACCAATATTATCTCATATTGCTGGATTCAAACCACAAGACTACAATATGCCATTACCACAATTAATGGAAGGTGTTAATAATAGTATGTTCCATTTATGGAATAGTAAGTCGGTATTTGAAATGGGTAATTATACTGTATTTACTGCATTAGTTAAAAGTCTAACCTCATCGATTTCAAATCTAATTCCAAGCTTAAATGATGATACATTGTATGATATATTAGAATCTATAACTGATAGTGTAAGAAAAGTGCCTGATGATTCTATCATCGAATCAAACGAAGAAACTCAGACACAAACTACTAAAAGTGATTAATTAATTTTATTCACATATTTATTAAATAGTTCCCCTAATGGGAACACAAACAAAGTTAAACAATAAAAAGGTAAATTATGACCACAATTTTAATTATTTTAGGTGTACTAGCAGTAGCTGCAGGAGTATACTTCTTCCTTATCAAAACTGGTAAGATTAAAGACGAAGACAATGACTTAGTAGCAGACGTAGTTGAAGACAAAATTGCTGACGTTAAGAAAAAAGTCAACAAAACTAAAAACGAAGTTAAGCGTAGAGCTAAAAGAGTAAAAGAAGAATTGGCTGACGTTAAAAAAGAAGCTAAAGAATTAGTAAACCAAGTAGATGACGTAGTTGATGCTGTAAAAGGTAAATCAAGAAAAGGTAGAAAACCATCATCAGGTTCTGGCAAAGGACGTGGAAGAAAAGCTTCATCAGGTTCAGGTAAAGGGCGCGGAAGAAAATCATCAGGTTCAGGTAAAGGACGTGGAAGAAAATCATCAGGTTCTGGTAGAGGTAACGGTAAATCTAAAAGCTAATAAGGAATTACTATGAAAAAGTTTGTAGGCAATATACAAACATTAGTAATCCTTGTTTTAGTAATTTTAGTCTTATTAAAAACCTGTGGTGGGCTTGGCTCATCTGACCCAATTGAAAAAGTAATAACTAAAGTAGAAGTAAGATACGATACTTTAGAAGTTGAAAAGCGGGTTTTTGTACCAAAGGTTAAGACTGTTATTCGAACGAACACTATTACTGATACTGTTTTTAAAAAATACAAAATAGATACTTTAGCAATATTAAAAGATTATTATTCTAAGTATGTTTATCAAGATACCCTTAAGCTAGATAGTTTAGGGTATGTTGTTATTATGGACACAATTACTCAGAACAAAATCTTTAGTAGACGATTTGATAGTCAAATATTAATACCAACTACTACAATAACCAATGATATTTATTTAAATCAAAGTAAATTCTTTGGTGGTGTTAGTATAGGTGGAAATAAATCACAAATAAACTTTTTATCTGGAGACTTACTTTACAAGTCTAAAAAAGATAATGTATATGGGTTGGGAATTGGTGTAAATCAGAATTTAGAACCAATCATTACAGGTAGGCTTTATTGGCGACTTCAATTCGGTAAAAAATAACCTATGTCAAAGTCTATTAAAGAAATAGTAAGAGAAGAGTACGTTAAATGTGCTAAAGACCCCGTATACTTTTTTAGAAAGTATTGTTATATACAACACCCATCTCGTGGTAAGATTCTTTTTAATCTTTATGATTTCCAAGAAGACTTAATGGGGGCTGTATCTGAAAAAAGATTCAACGTAATACTTAAATCACGACAATTAGGTATATCAACACTATCAGCCGGATATTCACTCTGGTTGATGTTATTTCACGAAGACAAGAATGTATTGGTAATTGCAACCAAACAAGAGGTAGCTAAAAACTTAGTTACCAAAGTTAGGTTTATGCATCAAAATTTACCATCATGGTTGAAAGGTCAGACTGAAGAAGATAATAAACTTTCACTTAGACTTAAAAATGGGTCTCAAATAAAAGCTACATCAGCAGCAGGTGATGCTGGTCGTTCTGAAGCATTATCATTATTAGTAATTGATGAGGCTGCCTTTATCGACAATGTAGAAGAAATTTGGACATCAGCACAATCTACATTATCTACTGGTGGTGGTGCAATTGTACTATCTACCCCTAATGGTGTTGGTAATTGGTTTCATAAAGTATGGTTACAAGGACAAGCTGGTGAACAATGGAATCCAATAGAACTACATTGGTCAGTACATCCTGATAGAAATCAACAATGGAGAGAAGAACAAACTAAACTTCTTGGAGAAAAGGGAGCAGCACAAGAATGTGATTGTGACTTCATTTCATCTGGTTATACAGTTGTTGAGGGTTCTACTCTACAATGGTATGAAGAAACACACGTTAAAGACCCAATTGAAAAACGAGGATTTGATGGAAACTATTGGTTATGGGACTTCCCTAATTATTCAAAAAGTTATGTAGTAGTGGCTGATGTTGCTCGTGGTGATTCTACGGATTACTCAGCATTTCATGTATTTGATGTAGAGACTGTTGAGCAAGTTGCCGAATATAAAGGTAAAATAGAAACTAAACAATATGGGGCATTCTTAACTTCAGTTGCTACCGAATGGAACAACGCCTTATTAGTTATAGAAAACGCTAATATAGGTTGGGCAGTTATTCAAGAAGTTATAGACCGAAACTATCAAAACTTATATTATTCATATAGAGATATTGGTTATATTGATGAAGATATTCATTTACGAAAAGGATTTGATTTAAAACGTAAAGATGATATGGTACCTGGATTCTCAATGACAAGTAGAACACGACCATTGGTTATCTCAAAATTAGATACTTATATGAGAGAGAGAACACCTATTGTACGTTCAAAACGTTTAATAGATGAACTCTTTGTTTTTATATGGAATGGTAGTAGAGCTGAAGCCCAACGTGGTTACAATGATGATTTGGTGATATCATTCTCAACAGGACTTTGGGTAAGAGATACGGCATTAAAATTAAGACAACAGGGTATGGATTTAACAAGAACTACGTTAACCCATATGAGAAAAAACTCACCTGGTGCTTATGCGTCTCATAACCTTAGAAGTGACCCATGGAAACAAAAAGACCAACGTGGAAACGATAACGATTTAACTTGGTTACTATAAATTTGGATATAAACTATTTTTTTTGTATATTTATACATTGTAGAGTTATATCACATTATTAGAAAATAAAATTATGGCAGATAAATCATTATTTGGTAGGTTAAAGAAACTATTTAACACGCAAGTGGTAGTTCGTAGGATAGGTAAGGGTAATACCCAAGCTATTGATACGCAACGACTCCAGTCTCAAGGTAACTTAAGAGGCTCATCTTACTACGACAGATTTGGTAGACTACATACCACTCGAAGACATTGGGAAACCTATAACAATCAATTCAACTATCATTCTAATAAATTAGAATTATATACAGATTACGAAGCGATGGATAAAGATTCTATCATCGCATCCGTATTAGACATATATTCAGATGAGACTACTCTAAAAAATGATATGGGTGATGTAATCCGTATTAAGTCAAATGACGAGAACATTAAAAAGATATTACATAACTTATTCTATGACGTACTAAACATTGAGTTTAATCTATGGTCATGGATTAGGGGTATGAACAAGTATGGTGATTATTACTTACATCTTGATATAGAAGAACAGGTAGGTATTGTCAACGCATCACCAATGTCCGCATATGAAGTAGAACGTGAAGAGGGTTTTAATCCAGAGAATCCATATGAAGTAAGATTCAAAATGGGGTCAATGGGAGCTGCACATGGTGCAAGTGTAAACAAAAATGCTGAGTACTTTGAGTTTTATGAAATGGCACATTTTAGATTAATGTCAGATACAAACTTCCTTCCTTATGGTCGTTCACTATTAGAAGGTGCTAGAAAGACTTGGAAACAATTAACTCTTATGGAAGACGCTATGATGATTCACAGAATTATGAGAGCGCCTGAAAAGAGAGTCTTTAAAATTGATGTTGGTAATATTCCTCCTGGTGAAGTTGATAATCACATGAGAAGTATTATTGACCAAATGAAAAAAGTTCCTTACTTAGACCAAAATACTGGCGATTACAATCTAAAGTTTAACTTAATGAATATGTTAGAAGATTACTATCTACCTGTAAGAGGTGGTCAAAGTGGTACTGAGATTGATTCATTACAAGGAATGGAATTCGGTGGCATTGATGATATTGAGTATTTAAAAAATAGAATGATGGCTGCTCTGAAAGTTCCAAAAGCTTTTATTGGGTATGAAGAGGGTGTTGAAGGTAAGGCTACACTTGCACAACAAGATATTCGTTTCGCTAGAACAGTTGAACGAATTCAAAAAATTGTTCTTTCTGAATTAACTAAAATAGCTGTTGTACACTTGTATTCACAAGGATATGAAAACGCAGATTTAGTAAACTTTGAATTAGAACTTACTAACCCATCTATTATATACGAACAAGAGAAAGCAAATCTTTGGTCTGAAAAAGTATCATTAGTTTCAGATATGAAAGACTTAAATATGTTATCTCAAGAGTGGATGTATAAGAATATATTTAATATGAGTGATGACGAGTGGAAGGTTGAACAAGGAAAAGTCATTAGTGATATTAAATTAGGATTCAGACATAGTCAAATAGAAGACGAAGGTAATGACCCAGTTAAAACTGGCGAATCATTTGGTACTGCACATGATTTAGCATCATTATCTCAACAAGGTGGTGATGATAGTGGTCAACCTGCACAAGAAGGTGGTTCACCTCAAGGTGGTCATGATGGCGCTGGACGACCTCCAGAATCAGGTAATTACAAAACGGATGATAATCCATTTGGTAGAGACCCGATTGGTCAAGATACAGATACACAACGAGCTACTACTTATCACAAGTACAAGAACTCACCACTAGCATATGAACAAAAAGAAGCTTTAACAACATCTTTAAAGAAAGTTAAACGAAAATCAAGAAGTGTAATACTTGAATCTTTGAAAGAAGAGGCTAAAAACACCGATAAAGGTGGTTTATTAGATGAATCTCAATTAAGAGATGACACGGTTTAGTTTATTTTTAGATATTTATATGGTAGTTGTTAATAACAAGGTAGAGAAATGGCAAAATTGAAACATAGCAAATTTAAAAACACAGGCATATTGTTTGAACTATTAGTTAGACAAATTGCATCCGATACGCTGTCGGATAAAAAATGCTACGCAACTGAGATTATTAAAAAGCATTTCAAAAAGGGTAGTGAGATAGCAAAAGAATTAGCTTTGTATCAAGCACTAACTAAAGAAAACTTTGACTCTCAATATAAAGCGCAAGAGTTTTTAAACATAGTTCTTAAAGAAAGAACTAAACTTAATGAGAGTATTTTAAGAAGACAAAAATACAATGTAATTAAATCTATTAAAGAATCATATGATATAGGTGACTTCTTTAAGTACAGAGTAAACAATTACAAAGAAATGGCATCTACTTACAAATTATTTGAAAGTACTGAGTCTGAGTCTCCAAAAGACTATGTAGATTGTAAGAGTACTATCTTTGAGGCAATCACTACTAACAAGGTAGTAATCAAAGAAGACAACGTAAACGAAAAATATAACAAAGAACCAAAAGAAATTAGATTATTGGCTTACAAATTTTTAGTTGATTCTTTTAATTCAAAATATTCAAATCTATCTGAAGACCAAAAGGGAATCCTTAAGTCTTATATTAACAACATAGATAACTCAGGTAATTTAAGAAAATTTGTTGTTGCTGAGGTAGCTAAGTTAAGAAGAGAGTTGAAAAAACTCAAAATTACTGACAAAGTAACTCAGATAAAATTAAATGAAACTATAAACTTAATTAGTGAGTTAACTAAAAATAAAGTAGTTAATGAAAATCAAGTACTTGCTTTATTAAGGTATCATCAATTACTTCAAGAACTAAGGAGAAAATAATGTCAAGATTTTTATTAGAACAACTTGATAAGAAATTTGTTGAGTTAGAGGAAAAGAAAGATGTATTACTTGGTCAAGACGAAGATGAAGAGACTACTGATGAAGCTAATGTAACTGGTAACATGGATGGGGGAGCAGGCCCAATAAAAACCCCAAATGCATTTGCAAAGAGTACTGATGAAGATGATTTAAATATTGACAATATTGAAGTATTAGGATATAAGAAAAGTAAAAAATCTAAATCTAATTTCGAATCCATAATACGAATGGAGTCTAATTTAGAAAGTATTATAGAGGCTACATATAAAGAATACAAAAACGATGATTCAATGAAAGCTCATCAAAAGGTTAATACATCTATAAAAGAAATTAACAGATTGATGTGGGAAATCACTAAAATTGTAAATCAAAATTCCAAACTAAAAACTGAAACAGGTGTACACACTGGTCAGTATTGGAAGTCTACACAAAAACGTTTCGGAAAAATTTCTGAAAGAATGTTAAAAGTTGCTCGTCAATTAAAAGAATTGAGTGCATAATATGTGTGGATGTAATAAAAATAAAATAAACGAAGAATTGGAAATTTCGGATATCCAACAAATCAGAAAGTTAATTCGTCATGAGTTAGCTAGAGTATTTTTTGATTTATACCGTAAGAAAAAACAATGGGAGTAACAATGAAGCAACTATTGATTGATACAATGGTATTTGAAGTAACACCTACTATGTTAGCAGAAGCAAAATCTGAACATGGTAGATTTCTGGTTAGTGGCGTTTTACAACGAGCTGATGCCAAAAACCAAAATGGTCGTGTATATCCAAAAAACATACTTGAACGTGAAGTAACTAAATATATCGGTAGAGAAATTAAAGAAAACCGAGCATATGGTGAATTAGACCATCCAGAATCTTCAGTAGTAGAACTTAAGAACACCTCACACATCGTAAGAAAAGTTGAGTGGGCTGGAAATGACGTTGTAGGTTCAGTAGAGATACTAAACACACCTTCAGGTAAAATATTACAAGAAATAATAAAAGCTGGTTGTACCGTGGGTATATCCTCAAGAGGGATGGGTTCGGTTAAACAAATTAGAGAAGATGGAACGGTTGCTGTGGAAAATGATTTTGATTTGATATGCTGGGACTTTGTTTCCAACCCATCTACTCACGGCGCTTTTTTAAAACCTACAAATGAAAGTATGTTAAAAGAAGGTGTTTCACAAAAAAATAATACTTATAGATATAAAAAAGCACAAAACATTATGAGAGACATCATCTGTGAAGTTGGTGGCTATTGTGAATGTTTTTAGATTAGGGATATATTATGAAATTAAAAGATTTACTTAACGAATCATCAAAGTCTTACAAAAGATTAAACATTGGTGAAGAAGAAAAAGAAACTAAAATGACTTCTGAAGAAAAAAGAGCATTCTTAGAGGCTGTATCTGCATATAAGAAGTTTGGAGAAGCTATTTACAGAAATGGTGACTTAATGGAAACCTATGGTTCAATAAAAGGTATTGTAGAAAATGCAAACAAAGTAACACTTGAAGAAACAGGTGATTGGTTTGACAGAGTTACAGTTAATAGACATATGAAATCAATGAATGAATCATTTAAAGTATTTACTAATACTATAAAAGAAGTTCATACCTTACAACAAAGAATGGAGTCTACTTATGATGAAATCGGTGAAGTACTTTCGAAATATTATGAAATTAAAGAAGGAAATGAATTCGGTGCTGAAAGAGCTAAAGCAATCGCTAATGACGAAGATGAATTCGAAGTAGATGGTAAAAAATATCCTGTAAAGTCAGTTGACAAGGACGATAAAGAAAACGCAAAAGACTTTACTAACGAATCAGTATCAATGAAATTAAAGGACTTAATAAAATGATTAAATTAAAAAAACTAATTAATGAATCCTTTGGATTGGGCACATTACCTTCATCTAAATTAAAAACTATGAAAGTATCTGCTAAAGAAATGATGGATTCAGTTAATCCAAAGACAGAAGCAATTACAGAAGGTTTTTCAACTGAAGAAAAAAGAATTGTACTATTAGCAGTTAGAAAACTAATGAAGTATAAGAACATTGATATCAACTTAGCAGCACAATATGTAGTAGGTGCATCTATGGAACTCAAAAGAGATATTGATAATGGTAAGGTAAAAAAGTAATGGATTACTCAGAAATACTACAAGACATCTCAGTTGATTTATCTTTCATGATAAAAAAACACCTTAAGAATATCAAAAAATTAGATTCTAAAAAACAAAAAGAATTTACAAAACTATTTGTTGATATGAAGCAGGGTGTTGATGACTTATCAGAAAATGTAGTTGAGTCAATCAATGAAATCTCAGCAATCGGTGGATTAAAGCAGGTTGTAAAAGGTAATACCGATAGAGTAGAAGGAATTAAACTATCAAAAGAAATGGCACAAGCTATGATTGATTGGTTTAACTCATCTCCTTATGGTAGAAAGTATCCAAAAGCAGCTAAAGCTAGATTACACATATCATTAGGTATTATGAGTGTTATGGGATTAGATAGATATGCTAAATTCAAAGGTGCTAAAGAAGAATTGAAACATATCAAAACTTTAGCTAAAGCAATGAGAGAAGACACAATTAAACATTTAGAAGAAGCTAAATTTAATTACAAGCAAGATGCTATGAACGCCTACATGAAGGGTAAAGTATCAGCTGAAGAATTAGATAAAATATCTAAAAATGATTTTAATTCATCAGTAGCTACAAAAAAAGAATTACAAAACTTTCTTGATAGTGGGTATATGAAAACCTTAATGGCTAATACCTATGGATTAAAAGTACCAGCTATGGAAAAGAAAGTAAAAGAACTAATGAAGTTCGCAAGTTAAACAATAATAATTTAAAAAGAGAAACGTTATGGCAAAGTCACAAGAAATTTTTGAAAGTATAAAAGATTTATACGAAACATTTGAAGCAGAACACAAAGGAACAACTAAAGCATCTAAGAGTAGAGCAAGAAAAGCTATTGGAGAGATAAAAAAGTTGGTAACCGATTACAGAAAAGCTTCAGTAGATGAAAATAAGTAATAATTAAATTTACTAATTTATTTTTAATATTTATATACACCTATCAACAACTGATAGGTGTTTATTTTTTTATACCTTATATATGCAACGAAATAATAATAGAAAAGTTCGAAAAGAACAAATGATGATTCCCGGTAGGTTTAGAGCTGCTAAAGTAGTTAATGGAAACATTGAAGCAGCATTAAAGTTTTTTAAGAGACAGATGAAAGAATCTGAAATCTTAGACGAGTTAAAAGACAGAAAAGAGTTTATCAAACCATCAGCTAGAAAACGAAAAAAGATGGACGATGCTATTCGAGCAGAATGGCTAAGAAACAAAAGAGAACAATAATTGGTAAACACTTAAACGTTTTTAAGTTTATTACCATATTTATTACCTCAAGAATACCACTCCCCAATGTGTGGTCACAACACAACAATAGAAATATTCTATTAAGATTCCAAATAATCTTATTATCCAAAATTTAATTAAGGAGAACTGTAATGGCTAAATCTGATTTATTAAAAGAAGCTATTGCCGATGCTAAAGCAGTAAAAGAAACTGCACTAGCTAACGCGAAAATGGCACTTGAAGAAGCTTTTACACCTAAACTTCAATCAATGTTATCTCATAAGATAGCTGAAGAGCTTGACGATGAAGAAATTGAAGAAGAAGAAGAAATCTCTGCTGAAATGGCTGACATGAAATCTGAAGAAGAAGTTGAAGAAACTTACGATTCAGAAGACGTAGAAGAGTCTGAAGAAGTAGAAGAATCTGAAGAAGGTGAAGAAGTATCTGAAGAAGAAGAAGTAAAAGAAGAAGAAGTTGAAGAAGAATTAGAGTCTGACGAAGAAGACGAAGTAAAAGACATCGCATCTGATGAAATCGAATCTCACGAAGATGAAATGCATGGTGAAGAAGAAGCTGAAGAAGCTGAAGCTGTACCTGCAGACGAATCTGAAGAAGATGAAATGGAAGAAGAAGATGAACTTGACTTAGAATCTGTAATCGCTGAACTTGAAGCTTCAATCAACGAAGAAGAAGACGAAGAAGACGAAGTTGAAGAACTTAAAGAAGAAGAAGACGAAGTAAAAGAAGAAGACGAAGTTGAAGAAATTGACGAAGAGCTTAACTTAGACGAAATCATCGCTACTTTAAAAGAAATGACTGAAGAAGAAGAGTCTGACGAAGAAGAATTAAAAGAAAACGAAGAAGAAGAAGTAAAAGAAGAAGAAGATAACAAAGAAGCTGAGTTGGAAGAAGCTTATGAGACTATTAAGTCTTTACAAGGTACAATCAACGAAGTAAATTTATTAAACGCTAAACTACTTTATACTAATAAACTATTCAGAACTTTTGATTTGAACGAGTCACAAAAAATTAAAGTTATCGAGAACTTTGATAGAGCTGCAAACTTAAGAGAAGTTAAGTTAGTATTCTCTACACTAGGTGAGAATTTAAACGTTGCTAAGAAAACTAAGACAATTGTAAAAGAGTCTTTGGCTTCTAAACCAACTAAATCTTCTGCTCCAAGTAAATCAATAATCTCAGAAGGTAACGAAGTAGCCAACCGATTTAAGAAATTGGCTGGATTAGTAAAATAATTTAAAAAATAGAGGAAAATAATATTATGGATACAAATTCATTATTAAAAGAATCCGCTGGATTTAACAAGAAAATGTCTGAAGAGTCAAAAGGTCTTGTATCTAAGTGGAACAAGACTGGCCTTTTAGAAGGTATCGAGTCTGATTTCGAAAGAAGCGCTATTGCTACTCTACTTGAAAATCAAGCAAGAGAATTAGTAAAAGAAGCTTCTTCAACAGGAACATCTGCAAACTCTGAAGAGTGGGCTGGTGTTGCATTACCATTAGTAAGAAGAATTTTCAGCGAAATCGCTGCTAAAGAATTCGTTTCGGTTCAACCGATGAACTTACCTTCAGGTCTAGTATTTTATTTAGACTTTAAGTATGGAACAGCACAACCAAACTTTGAAACTGGTGCTGGAAAAGATTCACAAACTGACTCAGTTTTCGGTATTACTGAAACTGCTGCTAAAGCTAGTGAAGGTCTTTATGGGGCAGGTAGATTTGGTTATTCAATCAATGAAGCTTCAACTGCTGCATTAACAATCGCTGCTGCTGCATCAGCAACAGAAATCGCAACTGGTTCAGTTAATTTGGCTGCTGTTGATTATGATTCAGAATTTTCTGCATCATTAGAAGCTGCTGCTGCTGGTGACTTTGCTTTACTTAGAAAAGTAACTGTTGCTAAAGGTTCTATGACGAACCCTGATTTAGAAGGTGTAAGAGCTTTCAGTATTTCAGGTTCTGGTATTGCTGATAGCTACCCAAGATACACTAAATTAGTTGGAAACAATGTTGAATTTATCGTTAAGGCTTCTGCAGCTGCAACTGTACTTTCAAATGTTGTTGTTAACTATCAAAAACAACCTACTGATATTTCAAGAGGTGATTTTGAGAACACAGATTCTGACGCTACAGATTTAGGAATTCCTGAATTAAACGTTGAACTTAGAAGTGTACCAATCGTTGCTAAGACAAGAAAGTTAAAAGCACAATGGACGCCTGAGTTCGCACAAGATTTAAATGCTTACCATTCAGTAGATGCTGAAGCAGAATTAACTTCTATGTTATCTGAATACATCTCTCAAGAGATTGATTTAGAAATCTTAGATATGTTATTAGAAAATGCTTTAACAACTGGATACTGGTCTGCAAGAATCGGATATTCATGGAACGGAAGTGGTTTCACATCTTCAGGTCTTAACGCTAATGTTGAAAGATATACTCAACAACAATGGTTCCAGACTTTAGGTACTCAGTTACAGAGAGTTTCTAACCAGATTCACTCTAAGACTATGAGAGGTGGAGCTAACTTTATGGTAGTTTCTCCTGATGTTGCAACTATCTTAGAATCAATTCCAGGATTTGCTGCTAGTGGTACAGGTAACGAAATGCAATTTGCTATGGGAGTTTCTCAAGTAGGTTCATTCGCTAACAGATATCAAGTTTACAAAAACCCATACATGAAAGAAAATGTAATCCTATTAGGATTCAAAGGTTCTCAATTCTTGGAAACTGGTGCAGTTTACGCTCCGTACATTCCATTAATCATGACTCCACTTGTGTATGACCCGAAAAACTTCACGCCAAGAAAAGGTGTAATGACACGTTACGCTAAACAAATGGTAAGAGGTGAGTTCTACGGTAAGGTACTTGTACATGGATTAGAGATAATGTCATAATCATTTGATTAAACATTAAATTTAATTATCAATAATTAAGGGTGACTTCGGTCACCCTTTTTTTATGCGCAACATATTTATACTAAAGTAAAGTTACACAATAACATCTAAATAGGATAGTATATGCCAGACAATACAACAAAGCGAGTTCCTAAAGGAGCCATAAAGTTTTCACTAACATTATCAGACGAACAAAAAGTCGCAAAATCTAATGTTTTAAAACATCCATTTAATTTTATCTTAGGAAAGGCGGGTAGTGGTAAAACATTATTAGCAGTTCAAGTAGCATTAGATTCTTATTTTAAACGGAATGTAAATAAAATTGTAATAACGAGACCAACTATCTCAAATGAGGACAATGGATTTCTTCCTGGCTCACTTAATGAGAAGATGGAGCCTTGGTTAGTTCCAATTCGCTCTAATATGAGAAAGGTTTACAACAAACCAGCTATATTGGAAAAGATGGAGAAGGATGAAAATATTGAATTGGTATCTTTATCACATTTTAGAGGAAGAACTTTTGATAATTCAATAGTTATAGTAGACGAATTTCAAAACTTAACAAAACAACAACTTAGTATGGTGTTGGGAAGATTAGGTAAGGGGTCAACAATGATGTTGTGTGGAGACCCGCAACAAATTGACCTAAAGTTTGCAAATGATTCAGCTGTACATGAAGTACACAAATTAAAAGAATCTACATATGTATATACAATAAACCTCAAGGATAACCATAGACACGAATCCCTTGACGAAGTGTTACGATTACTGTTTTCTTTTGAATAAGTAACTATTAAGAAAAAAGAAACATATTTATATGTATAAAAGTGTTAAATATTTGGAGATTATAGATGTCATTTGACTATTCAGGTTCCTTTAGTGGGTCATTTTATGGCGATATAACGGCTTCTAACGGAGTTGTGTCGTCATCAAACCAGATTAATTACAATTCTATTTCTAATAGACCTGTAACTATTTCTGCATTTCAAAAAAATTCAATTGTAGCTAACAATAACTTTAGACAAGTTACAAACTTAGCTACATCTGCATCAGTATCCACTCGACTTACAACAGTCGAAAGTGAAAAAACTACATTAGATAGTAGAGTAGATAGTATAGAAGCTATAACAAGTAGTATTGTTGCATTAAATACTGAAAGTGGTTCAATAAAAGCTAGAGTTTCTTCTTTAGAAACAGATAGTGGTTCAATATCCACTCGTTTAACTCAAGTAGAGGCTAGTGGTGACAATCAGACACTTACATTCAACCAAGCATCTAAAGAATTAAGTATATCAGAAGGAAATGCTGTTGATTTATCATCATTAGGTGGTGGTGGTGGAGCTGGTGGCTCATCTATATGGTCGACTGGGTCTGGTTACTATAAAGTAAGTGCAGATTTACAAGTAACTGGGTCTTTTGAAGTTGATGGTGGAATTACTGGGTCAATTGATTGGTCTAATTTAGATAATGTACCAAGTGGTCTTGTAAGTTCATCACATACAGACATATCATCACTAAATACTTTTACAGGTTCAGCTCAAACGAGTATAAATGCTCTAAATGCAGCTTCAAGTTCATATCTAACATCAGTTCCAAGTGGAACGATTTCAGGTTCATCTCAGATAACATCAGTAGTAACTGATTCATACATTTCGGCATCAGCCGCAAGTAGTGGATTTGGACAAGGTGGTGGTTCTACGGACATTAGTGCACTAAATACTTTTACAGGTTCAGCTCAAACAAGTATAACTGCCTTAAATGCGGCTTCAAGTTCATACTTAACATCAGTCCCAAGTGGTACAGTATCCTCATCAGCACAAATAACCGCTTTAGGTTTTGGTGGTGGTGGTTCTACTAACATTGTACCTTTAAATACATTTACTGGGTCAGCTCAAACAAGTATAAATGCTTTAAATGCGGCTTCAAGTTCATACTTAACATCAGTAGGTTCAATTACAACTTCGAGTATAACAGATTTTGATACTGAAGTATCACGTTCAATATCACAAGCTGGATTTGGGTCATCTACTTTACCTGGTGGAACAATTAGTTCATCAGCTCAAGTAAACTTTAACAATATTGCAAATAAACCAGTTGTAGGTGATGGTGGTTTAACCACTAATGATTTTACAACAGCAGACCATAATAAATTAGATTTAATTGAAGCAAGTGCTGATGTTACAGATGCTACTAATGTAAAAGCTAATTTACCATCAGGTGTCGTATCCTCATCAAATCAAATAACCGCTTTAGGTTTTGGTGGTGGCGGCTCTACTAACATTGTACCTTTAAATACATTTACTGGGTCAGCTCAAACAAGTTTAACGGCTTTAAACACATTCACTGGTTCGGCTATATCAAATAGTCAAACAGCTTCAATGTCAGTTGCTACATCTTCCTTTATAGGATTTGATGGTAACCGAGTTGTATCGAATACTGATTTACCAAGTGGTGTATATAATACTAACTTTGGAACAACAACATCATTATCCGATTTTGTATCTAAAGTGTTTTTCCCTAATACAGTACCTACAATTAATACTAATGGATTTACAATTGGTGAATTTGTTGTAAGTGGTTCAGCAATAGGGACGATTACTGGAACGGATGCTGAGGGTCAATCTTTTACATTTAGAGCTGCAAGTTCTTATACACAAGATAAATTTAAAATAGCAACAAATGGAGTTGTATCTCTAAATACTAAATCAACGGCATCATTGAATACCGATTCTACACCAGGCAGTGGGTCTCACCCAATTCAAGTTGAGGCAGTAGACACATTTGGTGGAGTTGGTTCTAAAACAATATACATTAGGGTAACACCTAATACAGCTCCTAAGTGGAGACAAACCTCAGTTGGTGGAAGTATTATCACTAACTTTACTCATTCTCTAAATGAAAACTCAACTGCTGGAAATAATAAAGTAAGAGTTTATTTTACTGATGAAGAGAGTGATACAATTACAATTAATAGTGGTTCTGTAAACATGAATGGATTTACATTTACAAAATACGGAACATATGTACAATTAAACCAAACAACGGCTTCATTGGATTTTGAAGTAACTCCTAAATATGAAATCGTATTAACTGCTAGTGATGAACATCATGTAAGTGGTGATGATAGTGAAGCAGTTGCTTACCTACCATTCAGAGTGTCCGTAGTTGATAATGTAATACCAACTGTAAACAACCAAACATTAAGTTCAATTAATGAAAATTCAGCAGATGGTACATCTTTAGGTACAATTACCGCTAATGACTCTGAAGGTGATACGATTGTATTTTCAAACTTTACATTACTTAAAGCATTTAAAAATGGTGTTAACACAAATATCACGTCATCTTTAGGTGGTGTATCATTATACAACCCACATAGTAATCCATTCCAATGTAGTTCTGCTGGCGCAGTAACAAGAAAAAATGGAATATACTTAAACTCTGATATAGCTGATAGATACGTTTATCAAGTTACTGTTAAAGATGCTTTTAACACAACAGAAGATACAGGTGAAATCACAATTCCAATTACAGCAGATGCAACAAGTGCTGTATCAGATAATTGGACTAACTTATATATTATAGAATCGGCTACGAGTGGTGACAATATTAAAGTAAACGCAGATGGTCTAACAGGTAATACTGCAACTTGGACATCTGCTGTAAGTCAAAGATGGTCATTAGGTACTGTAACTGGTAATTTAATTTCATTATCAACTGCTACAGGTTCAAGTACTACTTTACAAATAGGAAATTTAAGTGGTTCTGCATACGCAAGTGGTAGTACTATTAGTGTAGCTGTAACCGCATCAGAACATGGGTTTGAAACAACAAAACAATTTATCGATGTAGATATTAATGTTGTCAAAAACAACCCACCATCTGTTTCATTTAATAATCAAGCTGAAAACTTAAATACAAATGGTGCTAGGTCTGGTAGTACACTTAGTGTAATATCATTTAGTGATGCTGAAAGTAATAATTTAAATCATCCTTCATTTGTATTCACAGACCCAAGTGGCCAATTGAATACTATTAAAGATGGTAATACTTATTTTGTACAAGCAAAAAATAACTTAAGTGCATCAACTTACCAATATACAGCATCTATAAAAGATAGTCATGGTTTTAGTACTGGAGTAGGTAAACATACAAATACAATAGCTCAAGCCGGAAACGGAACATTAGGTGGAGACACTACGTCATACATAATTGAATCGGGATTAAATAACGAAGCAATTAGAGATGCAAGTGGATTTGGGGCAGGTAACCCTTCACAAGTAACGGTTAGTTATTCTCCAACATATAACTCAGCGGCTGTTCAATCATTTACTTCATCAAACGCATCAGTCAGTATTGACAATAGTGGTAATTTGACTATGGGTGTAGCACTTAATGGGTCATCTACTGGTAGTGGTGATACTATATCATCAACAATTACTTATAGAGACCAATATGATAATGTTGGAACAGGTACTTTAACACTTAATGTATTCGCAAACCAAGCACCAACTGCAACATTTAGTGAAGTGGGTGCAAACATGACTGCATCAGTTGCGGCATCAACAAACCTTACAACAATTACTATATCAGATACAGAATCGGACACACCATTCTCGGCTTCATTAGGTGGAACACACGCAGGTAATTTAAAACTTGTACCACAAAATGCAAACTCATCATCATATCAACTACAAAATACAGGCATAATCAGTAGTGGTGTTACTTACAATTATAGCGCATCAGTACATGATAACTTTGGTAAATCAACAAGCTACAATAAAAGTATAACTATTATTGACCAAAAAGCACTTGTGTATGGTTATGGTTGGAATGGTGGTTCTGCTGCTAGTCAAGCTGCGGCAATCGCTGCTATGGGTGATAGTGGTGCTGATGGTGTTGCTATAACAAGTGGTTCTGTGATTTCACATTTACAAAGTGGGTCACTTGGTACAACATTTAATCCAACATATGTTGGTGGTACAATGACATTACACAAATCAGGATCACTAAATACATTATCAGATTCAGCTACTAATGGGACATCAACATTTGGTCATTTTAATTTTTCAAGTGGTGGAGCTCAGAGATTAATAATTTTATTCGCTTCAGCTTCTAATCAACTTGGTAAACCTGTAAGTATGTATGATGGTGTTCCACCTGATTCAACGGGTACTCCGAAAGAATACTATGTATATGCAAAAGACGCATCAATACCTGGTACAATTGGAACTGGTGTTTACTACTTTGATTTAGAAAACGCACATCAAGGATACAATAGATGGGGTATGATATTTGCAGAGGGTGAAAATACAAATAATTCAAGATATTATATAATGCCTGATTCAGCATCGGCACCATAAACAAAAGGGAAAACTAAATGGCAACTACGGCAGGCGATATTTATGTAAGAAGTGGCACTTCAGGGGCATTTACATCCGTACAATATGTACAAGGTGGGTGGATTACTGTAGCCTCTTCTTCTAACATGACAAGTCTTGATAACTCAAGATTAATTGATGGTCAAATCATATATGTTGAAAACTCAGACCAACTCTATTTAACTCGCAAGTTTGTTGCTTTCGAAACGGTAGGGTATGATGGTACGGATGACTCGTCATCATTTCACACAACTAATTTAGGTATTAGTGGTGGTGGTGGTTCATTTAATGCCACACCTCTAAATACATTTACAGGTTCAGCTCAAACAAGCTTAACTGCATTAAATACATTTACTGGGTCTGCTATATCAAATAGTCAAACGGCTTCTTTCTTACAAACTTTATCATTCAATTCAGGTAATAGTAATCTAACATTATCAAATGGTAACGTAGTAGACTTATCAGCACTAAGTGGTGGTGGTGGTGGTGGAAGTAGTATATTCGCTACAACTGGGTCGGTAAAAAGTACAACAAATGATTTAGAAATTACTGGGTCATTAAAAGCAAATGGTATGTTTAGTATTAAGAAATTTGATAGTTCACCTACTCCAATAGAAGGTGGAATTATATATTCAGCATCTAACTATTATTTAGGAACAGATTAGTAAGTAATTAAAATTTAAGACATATTTATATAAAGATATTACAAGTAGTTACAACTGATACGGAAAATGATTCTGGTATCAATTTTTAATGTAAACGTTTAAATAACAAACAAAAAGGGAAAACAAAATGGCAACATGGAAAAAAGTCATTGTCTCGGGGTCGGTAGCAAGTTTAGCAGAAGTATCAGCATCAGTAGGTTTCAAAGGAAACTTAATTGGTGGAGTAACTGGTAATGTAACTGGTAATGCAAGTACAGCGACAGCCTTGGCAAGTGCGGTAAACATTGGTGGAGTATCATTTGATGGTAGCTCCGCTATTAATTTAGCAGGTGTAAATGCATCTGGTAATCAAGACACAAGTGGTAATGCTGCAACAGCAACAATACTTGCAAATTCAAGAACAATTGGTGGAGTAGCATTCAATGGTTCAGCAGATATCTTAGATGGTATCATTTCATCTTCAGCACAAATTGGTGTTGGTGATGGTGGATTAACACAAAATAACTTTACAAATACTTTAAAATCTAAATTAGATGCTATTGAAGCAAGTGCTGATGTAACAGATGCCGCAGGTATCGCTGCATTGGGTGTTGGTATCATTTCATCATCTGCTCAAGTATCTTCTTTAGCTGGTGTTGAAAATTCAACAATAACACTAGCTGCTGGTGATGGTTTAAAAACTGGTGGTTCATTTACATTGAACAATTCAAGTGATTCAACAATAACATTTGATTTTGACGCTTCAGATGTAGCTGGAGATGGGTTAGGAGTAAATGGTGAAGATTTAAAAGTAAACGTTGATGATTCATCCATAGAAATAGACTCTGATACATTAAGAGTTAAAGCAGGTGGTATTACAAATGCTATGTTGGCTGGTTCAATCGCAAATGGTAACTTGGCAAACTCTTCTATATCAATCGATGGTTCTGCTATCTCATTAGGTGGTTCAGTAACTACTTTACAATTAGGTACAAGTGGTACTACTGCTCTTGCAGGTAATACTACTACTATAAGTGGTGGTCAGTCATCAGCAATTAGTGCTAACTCACTAAAAGTTGGTTACACAGATGCACTTGTAAAAACAAAATTATCTGGTGATGCTGTTGTAAGTGGTTCAGCTTCGAATGTTAAAACGTTCTTAGGACTTGCTGCTTCAGATGTATCTTTAGGAAATGTAACAAACGAGAGTAAAGCAACAATGTTTACTGCTCCTACATTTACTGGAGTTGCTAATGGTGCTAGTTTAGTGTTAAGTGGTGATTTAACTGTTCAAGGAACAAAAACTGAAGTACAAACTGCTAACTTAAACGTAGAAGATGCATTCATTTTATTGAATTCAGGGTCAACGTCAGGTGATAGTGGTATTATCTTTGGTGGTTCTAATGGAGTTGCTCAAGCAGGTCACGCTCTTATATTAGATAACACATATAATGGTAATGATGGTCGTCTTGCTGTGAAAGTAACAGATACAGCTGCTAATTCAACTGCTGATTTCGCTGCTGGAACAACTGGATACTACTTAGGTGGTGTATTTGAAGGAAGTGCAGCAAACGCTCAAACTGCTTTAGCTGACCATCCTGGTAACATCAGAATAGAATCAAACGAAATATATATTTACGTTTAAAAAAAAATAAAAAGTTATGAGTTTACATAAAAAAGCTGGAATTAAACCCAATGTTAATAATAACCTCAAGTTCTCTAATCAAGAGCTTGAGGTATTATTATTTTTAATATCAAACGGAACATTTTCAGGTAAAGATTTAGAAGTAATGTATAAGTTAGCACATAAGTTACATTCGCAATTATCAAAACAACAAGAAGATGATAATAAATTAAACAAAAGTAATTAGTTATGGAACAATACGAAGGATTAACAGCAGCAGATTTTAAAATAATTCAAATAGCTCTTCAAAAGTTACCAATTACAGGACAAGAGGCTCCGTTAATGGTAAAATTACAAAAAAAAATAGAGATGGAAATGGATTTCGCACTTAATCCAAAAGATAAGCCATCTAAAGGTGATATAATTCTAAAAGAATAGTTACATTTTCTTTATTTATTCCAATACTTATATACAAACAAAGTTAAATCTGGTTGTTGGCCCGTTAAGGGAAGTGGGCTCAAGAAGAGTTACCAACCGCAAAAAGGATTAAGGATATGCCAAATTGGAAAAAAATAGTCACTAGCGGCTCTAATGCTAGTTTAAATCAAATTACAGCGTCTGCTGCATTGTTTACTGGTGGAGTAGACTTTGATGATAACAATCTTTCGAATGTGGGTAGTATTTCCGCTGGAAGTAATACAATTCGAGGAAAAGTACCATTTATTCAAAATACAAATGCTGAAGTACTAAAAAATGATGAAATAGATGGATTTGTTCCATTTTCTAATATTAACATCATTGATAGGAAAGTAACCACAGGTTATTGGAGATTTGTAGCACCATTTGCTGGATATGTAAAGGATATACGTTTACATCCACACCAAGGAGCAACTGCAGGGTCAGTTACGTTGGGAATACGAAAAAATGGGTCACAATTATCGTCAGATGTATCTGCAACAGTAAGTGCAACTGCCGGAACTGTAACAGACTTCAACTTTGGTACGAATCATTCTTTCGCAGCTGGAGATTACATAAACATTTTTATAGATAGAGAAGCCGCTCTTAGGTCAAGAGGTTTTGGTCTAACAATTACTTATATGATAACAACATAATTGAGGTAAAACATGAATTACAATTTAATACACAGTTTACATAAAGATACCTTAGTTAATATCAATGGAAGTTCCGCAAAGTTAAAAACTATCCAAATTGGAGACTTAGTACAAGGTCGTGACTTAGCTAATGGTGTTAATAGAGATAACAGAGTTACCCAAGTAGCTACTGGTACGCTACACCAATATCTCAAATTTAAATTATCAGATGGAAGCATCTTAAAAACTTCCGTTGATATAAAAATATACAAAAATGGTGAATGGGTTTCACCAATTAATAACGAATCATGTGGATGTTCTGATTGTAAATGTGGTAATAACCTATTTTACAATGATTTATCTATAACATCAATAGAGTTAGTAGAAGAAGACATTGAAGTTGTAAGTATTACAGTAGAACCAGACCACAATTATTTCGTAGGAAATTTATTAGTACATAACACAGGCCCACAAGGTGCTAAAGGTCAAAAAGGTCAAAAAGGACAAACTGGTAACCAAGGTGGAACAGGCCCACAAGGTGGAACAGGCCCACAAGGTGCTCAAGGAGCAGGTGGTGGTAGTGGTAGTACAGGTGCTCAAGGTGCAAGTAACCAAGGCCCACAAGGTGCTCAAGGTGCATCTGGTGGAAGTCCACAAGGTGCTACTGGGGCACAAGGCCCACAAGGTGCTACGGGAGCTCAAGGTGCAAGTAGTCAAGGCCCTACGGGAGCTGCTGGTGCTAAGGGTGACCAAGGTGCTCAAGGAGCAAGTCCTCAAGGTGCTAAAGGTGCTACTGGCCCGCAAGGCCCACAAGGTGCTCAAGGAGCAAGTCCTCAAGGTGCTAAAGGTGCTACTGGCCCTCAAGGCCCACAAGGTGCTCAAGGTTCAAGTCCTCAAGGAGACAAAGGTGCTACTGGCCCGCAAGGCCCACAAGGTGCTCAAGGGGCAAGTCCAACAGGCCCTAAAGGTGCTACTGGGGCGACAGGCCCTCAAGGTGCTCAAGGGGCAAGTCCTCAAGGACTTAAA